AATATTTTTCCATGTATTAGTATATGTAATCAATTATCTCACCATTTCAATAGTAGCATTGCTTTTATTTGTTTGTTTCCTGTGGCTACCAAAGACTTCAATCTCCCAAATATCACCATCTGTTGCACTTGCTCCTTGAAACCTACCATAGATACCATTATGTATATGTTGCAATCCACCTGTTATTTTTTCAGGTGATGATACTGCTCCAAACAATTGGTCATTAGATAAATAATGTACTTTAAATGTTCCTGTACCATAAGCACCTGTTGCTTCAATTTCTACTTTAAGTAAATCATATAATTCACCAGTATATTCACCTGCAAGTTCTACTATATCCATTGTTCCTGATACATTTCTATATCTTATAGAGCCTTTTTTATCATTACCATCTACTTCATGTGATAGTTTAAATAAACCTTGATTTAGCTTGTCAATTAAACCTGTTGCTTCAGGATTGGTAACTAAAGAATAATAATAATCTGCTTCTTCTGAAGCACCTTCTTTTGCTCTTATAAGATTAGCAGTTGCAATATAACATACTGCTTTAATGATAATAGGGTCATATTCTTCTGCTATTGAAACACTTGCTGTGTCAATATCAGTTTGTTTAATTTTTTCTAATGGTGTGGAATATCTTGCATCTAAATAATTATGTAGTTCTAATGAAGCATCTACTAATGTTTGATTTAAAAATGTTGTAAAATCAACACCTGATTCAAACACCTGCTCATTGATAGTAGTTGAAGAATAACTGCTATTATAATATTCTACTTGGTTTGTATTTTCATTATAAAACCATTCACCATTACTATCAACAGCACCTGATGTAGATTGTGCTGCTGCAAGTTCTTCTCCATTAAGAAAAAGAGTATCTACATAACCTGAATCTCTAAACAAATGTAGATTACCTGATGTTAAGGTAGGAAATATTTGCACTTTAGAATCAAAATCATTTACTCTGTTAAAGTATTTTTTTAAATCTGATATACTTGCATATTTAAAGTTTGTAGCCATATTTTTATCCTAACACTATTGCTTCTATTGTTGTATCTTTAATTGAATTTATACTTCTTGCTTTAATTTCTTGTATTGAATTGTATTCACTTGCAGCATATTTAATTCCACCAGAATGTGCTGAATTAGACTGTCCATGTACTTTAAATTCTGCTTCAGGTAGTGATGCTATTGTCCAAGAGCAATGTCCTTTTTCATAGTCAATTCTACCAACTTTTGAGCCTTGATACAGTAAATTGCCTTGTCCATCATCAAATATAAATGCACTTTCATTTAAAGTAGATACTCCTGTAACAGGGTCTGTAATTTCTTCTTGTGCTAAAGTTGATTTAGGTCCATATACAATATCATCTGTTGTTCCACCACCATGTTCAGAACCAAGTAAATCAGGAACACTACTTGCTAATGCTGGAAATGCACCAACACCAAATGGTGTAGTGCCTGAAACATTACCAATACCAACTATTGTATCTGAATGATTAGACATTGATTGTACTCTCACATCTCCATCATGTAAAAATATTCTTACTTTTTTACCATTAAGTCCAGATGATGTTGTATAAAATTGTGTATCAAATACTGCTTGTATTTTAGGTAATACTGCATTTGCACTACCATTAAATGTTGTATCTGAAGCATCTGTTGTAAATGCTATTGCTGTTTCTGTTGATGTAGAATCAAACCCACCATTGTTAAACTCATCTACAACTATGTGAAATGTGTAAGTAGTTGAAGCAGCAAGTCCTGTTTCTGTGTTAGCAGTAATACCACTTAAACCCCAATCTAAATATCCACCTTCTGTATAGAATGGTCCTATTGTTACTGATCCTGGTACTAATCCATCAACTTTATTATCTGATGTTCTTGCTTTACCAAAGAAAGCACCTCTTTGTGAAAATCTACCTTTTTTATCTGACATACATTTACCTGCATCAAAAGCCAAATATTCATTACCAAAAAAGAAATTAATTGCTGTTGTATCTGCATGAGTAGCAGCAGTAGAACCTAATAAACCTCTTTTCATAGTTGCTATACTTTTTCCTAAAGTTGTTCCATCTCCAACAGATTGTAATTCTACAACTTCACTTCCAATTATAACTAAATCATTATCTTTTAAAAATTTAGAATGTCCATTTTCCATATATAATGTTAATTCTGTTACATCACTTCCTATATCAGAACTTGTTGCATGGTCTACATTAGCAGTTGAATCAACATATTCATTTCCACTATTAATGTCTTTAGGTTCTGTTGATATAGCACCATCACCTGCTTTTGCAGCAGATTCATAAGGGTCTGCATCTGATGAAGTGTAACTTAAAATTCTATTGTTTGGTAAATACATAAATTCACCTGCTGGTAATAAAAAACTCCAACTTCTTAAACTTGTTGCACCACCACCCCCAACATCAACACTATTAGCAATATCTGTATCACTACTATTTTTCCAATCCATTACAGTTATTAAAATTTCTGCTGCAACACTACTTGTGTTTTTAAGTAGAACAGCTTGTGCAGATGCAAGTGTGTTAGTTCCTTTAGATGATCCACCTGACACCATTGTTATAAAAGCATCAGAATTGTCTAATTCCTGTCTAATGCTAAATATATCTGAGTAATCTTTACTTATACTACAAGAATAAGTAGCATCTGCTTGTATTGTTAAATCTGTTTTAAATTTTTTCTTTGCCATTTCTCTCCTTAACCTGTAATATGATATTTAATATTTAATTGTGCAGTAACATCTGATGTGTCTGTTTCATTTTCTATGAAAGCTAATATAATTTTACCTGCTGTTACACTTGCACTATCTATTGTCAATGTATCTGTTTTCATTGTACTGCTTGTTGCAGCCAATGATGAGCCTATGTGTGCAAGTAAAGTTCCATTAGACAAATCTCCATGATTGGATGATGTATCTAAATCATAACTCATAACATGAAAGTTTATATCAACATTACCAGCAGCAGTTGCAATAACTCTAATTGAATCTATATACATATTGTCCATAATATACCAATAAGCCAATGAAGCCTGATTTGGGTATGAAGCATGTCCTGATACATCAAATGTTGTTGCTGGGTCTGCACTACTTCCAAAAACACCAAGTGGTGTCAAAGTAGCATCACCACTTGCATGTGGTATTCCTGCTTCTGCACTTGCCATTGGATAATGAATCCCTGCTGTTGGACTTAAATCAAAAGCCATAAATTGTTTGTACATAGTGTTCACATGAACACCATTTGCTTTTACATAATCATTAGTAGTATCAACCAAAAGTTTACTTGCTCCACTTGCATTTTGAACATCTAATGCTGTTGTATTATTAGTAGCAGATTTTACTTGTAATGCTCTATCAGATACTTGTAAAGCAGTAGAACCACCATTACCAGTTTTAACTTGTTTTAATGAAGTGGTTACTCCATTATTAGAATTATCTACATAAGCAATATCTTTGTATGTTTCTGATGGTGATTTACCTGTTAAACTCATTAATTTTTGCCTTTATTTGTTTTATAATATAACATATTAAATATTCTTTTAAAGTATTTTTTATTGATTATTTATCCAATCTATAATTTCATTAATTTTATCTACAAGTTCATTTAAAACATCAATATAATCTTTTTCACTATCTTTATTTAATTTCTCCATTAAGAATACTCTCCACTTATTGTAATGCTAAAGTATAAATCTTGATTACCTGTATTAGAATCTTTTTTAAGAAATACATATAGCTGCTCTCCTGCTGAAATACTGTTGCCAGAACTAATATCTTTGCTTTCATTAAATGCTCTTAAAGCAGCAGCACATTCTATGGCATCTGTGTTTGCTATTGCTGTTAAACTTGTTGATGTAGCATCATGTGCTGTTGTTCCTTTGTATATATAAAATTTAAAAGGGTCAGTTGCTCCTGTATCATTACAATAACCTACAACCCTGAAATTAGTAATAGTACAATTAGCAGGTGCTGTCCAAGCAACAGATGAACTATCATATACATTAATACTTGTTGGTGAACTGTCACCATTTGCCCAGTTATCATACCAAGGTCTATAAAAAGTATAATAAGTGCTTGTAGATGTGTTATTTGTTCTATATCCACCTATTTGTACACTCCATCTTGAAGTTCCACCTGCTTTTTCTGTTAATACAACAGAATTGTTTATCTTAACATTATCTTCAGAAATTTCAATAGGTGTATTTTTCTCACCTACTTTTAGAACCTTGTAATCTTTTTCTAGTGTACTATCATTTGCAAGGGACACTATGTTTTTTAGCATCCCTTGAAATGTTCCAACTAAAGCCTTCTTTATTTCAGTAATTGACATTTACTTAAATTTCTTAATAAGTGGCTTTATTTTTTTCCATAATTCATCATCTTTTTTAGACTTAGTATTTTTAACTATAAGATCACCTACAAATAGCAATACTGCCTTTCCACCTTTTTTTGCTATCCATTTACCAAGTATTACATTAATCATTTGTTATCACTCCTTAACCCATCAATAAATCCTTTAATTGCAGCACCTACTGTATTATCAATAAGATCCACAAAATATGGCTCTATTGTTTTATTCCATATATCTTTAGTCCATTTCCATTTAGATAGTCCTAATGTAAGTGTTACACCTGCACAATATGTACAAGTTTCAACCCAAGTATATAAATCATCATTTGGCATCTTTTTGAATAACCATAATGCTATTGCACCTGAACCACCACCTACTATTAAGTTTAAATTATTAAATATAAAATCCATTAGTTTAACTCTCCTTTGTCTATTAATTCTATGTTATCAATCCATGCTTCCACCATCTTTAATCTTTCATCCAATTCTTTATATTGTGACTTTTTAAATACTGGTGGATGTGAATCTTTCTTTAAATGAGCAACTATTACCTCTAATTGCTCAATGTATCTACCTTGTTTATTTATTGCCTTCCAAAGTATATCTATTTGTTTATTTGTTGTCATTAATATTTTTTGTTCTCATTTTTTTCCTGCATCCTCAAAAACTTATCTCTTAGTCCATTACCACTTAACTTAGCAATTACTTCAACTAAAGTCTTATAACTATTTTCAATGCCTTTTTGTTCTAATTGCATTTTTTTTTGTTGGTCAATTAACTTAACTAATATTCCTTCTAATCTACCAAAAGATTCTCTTAATTCTCTTGTTAATTCATCTTGTATAAATTTTGTAGACTTCCAAATATAAAAAGCCATTGCTATACTACCAACAACAGGCAATCCATATCTATCTAAAATATTTAACCAATCCATTATACCACTACCTTAAATATTGTTGTTCCTTGATTAACCTTGTTATGGCTTTTAGCATTATATGCTTCAAGAGATTTTTCTATATCATACATATCATCATCATGGTTTTGTAAATCTATTTTAATACCATCTCTGTTACCATTCTCATAAAAGATATAACAATTCTGTGATGCTCTACCTGCTAAATTAAGTGCTTTTTCACTATAATCATTAGCACCTACCATACTACTGCTTCTTGAAAATGTATCACCAACTCTTGCACTATGAATATGTCCAAATATAACATAATCTACATTAATTCCTCTTGCTTTATACCTACCCATTATCTGTGTTATACTTGTATCTAATCCCTTTTTAATACTACCATTACCATGTAATACCAATAAGTTTTGTCCTGCTACTTCTACTATTAATTCAGTTGGATCACCATCTATAAAGTTAATATCACTATCTTTAAATAAATACTCTAATGTTTTGAATATAGTAAAATCATAATTATCTGAAGCAATCATACTACTCCAACCCCAATCTTTCTTTACTCTTGATTCATTACCAGTAACACAGCAAACAGATACATTAAAATGTTCATTGAGTTCAAGTATTATTTGCTGAAATATATCTACTGCTAAAAAAGTAGCCTTTGCTCTATTAGTAGCCATTTGTAGTAATTCATCCAATCTTCTATCACTATTAAGCAAGTCACCTGATTGTACTAATAGTATATTACTAATAGATTGTGATTTAAAGTATGTAATTGCCCTTTTAACAAAGTATTTACATCTTTTAGATGCAACACTAAAGTCATACTTATTATGCTCTAAATCAACCAATTCATTAAAATGTACATCACTAAATTGTATTACTCCACAGGCTTCACTTGTTCTTTCATGTGATTTAGTTAGTGTAGATAAATCAAATTTGTCAAAAATCTCTTTTAGTTTATGAGTATATTCTGCAACTGCATTTTCTACTCTTGCATACTCCCTAAAAGACTTTCTTTCTATTCTGTTTAAATCTTGATATGATTGCTTTTGTTTTGCAAGTTTAACATTGGAATGTATTAGTTCAACATCATCTGGTTGTAATGGATGTACTGTTTTATATCTACATTTTTTACAACCCCATCTTTGTCTGCCCCCATCAAATCCCTGTTTTGTTAATTGTGAGGAAAAACAATTAGGACAGATTAATGTCATATATTATTCCTTTATAAGATAACCAAATAAACTTCCAACAGCAGTAAAAATAAATGTTATACCAGTAACTACACCTTTCATCATAGAAATACTTTGTTCATTCTTTCTAACCCTACCATTTATATCATCTACTCTTTTTCTGATATATTCAAGGTGTGTTAATACTAATTCTGTTTCTTTCTTATTCATTATAAATCAGATAATATTTCACTAAGTTCTTTTGCTCTATTAGGTGTTTGTTTTGCCCACAATGAATCTAACATTTCAACAGATGCTTCTTTATATTGCTCTGTTTCTAATAGATATATGGTTTTTTGAAATTTACTAAATCCTGATACACCTAATTGATAACACATATTAACAACCACATCTTTAACCTCTTGTGGACTATCATCAAACCAATTAAACTTAGATTCAATTCTTTCTTGTAAACTATCTAACTTCTTGATCAGTATTTGCTCTGCTATATCTTCATCTAATTCTAAATCTTTAATAGCAAATCCATATCCTATTGTATCAAAACCCTCAGTACATTTATAGACTTTGGACCTAAAGCCTTCATGCTTTTTTATTTCATCTATTAAAGACACTATTTGTATTGAATATGTAATACTATATCAATGTCATCAGTAGCTGCAAAAGTTGGTGTTCCATCTTTTATTATGCCCTGAACATATACACTTGAACTACCTGCTTCAGCTTGTATTAAAAAGGACTCTGGTGATTCACCAGCACCTGTTAAAGCCTGTGATTTAATTAATCTTATATTATCAATATTTGATACATGACCTACATCAGTTTGGAAATAAAAACTCCCACAATAACCAATAGCTTCAAAATCAGAATCAGATATATTTGCAGTTTGATTAATTGTTCCAAGTGCAGTATTTTTTTCTGTAAAATGTAAATCCACATCATAAGTATCTCTATCTTGGTCTATAATATAACAAGATAATAATTTAGCACATCCACCATTCCCTCTAACAGCATTAGGAATTTCAGTTGCTGTAAAAAGTACATCACCAGTAGCATAAGCATCTGTGCTTAATGTTGGTGTTACTCTAATGATTGTATAATCACTATAATTATTTGCCATTATTTAACCTCTTTCTTAGATGCTTTTTTAGATGGTTTTTTAGGCTTTTCTGCTTTGATCTCATTGCCTTTAACATCACATTCTGTAAATCTGTCTTTTAGTGAATTTATATCATGATTAGCATGAACCTTAATAATTGTTCCATCTGCTTTTTTAAAATATTGTTCCATAAATTTTTCTCCAGTTAAAACAAGGGGCAGAATTAACTGCCCCCTGTTATTATGATTATCTATTAAGAAACATCTGATAAGATATAAACACCAAAGGCATCTTTTATCTCAACTTGTCCCCAGAATCCAACAGCAACATACTCTGTTGTTCTAAATGAGGCATTTCTTTCTGTTTCTATTCTAATTAATCCTTCAGGTCCTATTCCAAGTCCAACAGCACCTTTAGAAAATGCAAATCCAGCAGCATCACCACCACTTGATACATCTTCATCAATTTGGTCAGACCAGTACACATTAAACCCTGCAATGCTACCAAGCATACCAGTTTGTAGAGCTTCTTCACCTTTATTTCCTAAAAGAGATAATGGTTTAGAATTAGAACCTGTTACTGCTGCATCATTAGTTAATGCAATTAATCCTTTAGAACCCCATACTTGCTTTGGTGATAAAACCAAATTATATGGAAAAGGAGCACCTGCTGCTCTTAATTGTCTCATAGAACCAAACACATGAGATAGTGCCAATGTAGTAGCAGCACCACACTCTGTTTGTGAGAATGTTTTACCAAGTTCCACCAAATCATCATCAAGTTTTGCTGCAACTGCATTGCCTAATATAGCACCAACATTGCCTGTTAAATCATCAGCATTACCCATTCTTGCTAAATCACTAACATCTGCTCTAATTACATGCTCACTTATAGTACAACTTCTTGCATCTGTTGTTATTGAAGCAACTGTTGAATGGTCTGCTCCATCAGAAACTGCTGCTACACTACTTGAAGCAACTTTTGTATAGTCTGGAAATTGTACTGTAATAGCACCTTTTACTGCTTGTTTTGATGTTACCAAAGGTAGCATAACATTAGTATGATTAAAAGCAATTACTGCATCACCAATAATCTTGCCTAATCCACCTTGTGCAACACCTGTATCTGTTTCAGCCATTTTATTTGACCTCCTATTATGTCTTTCAACTGCTTAATTAAGCCTTCATTTTGACATATACATTATTTTTTATAAGGTTTTTTTAATGTTCCTTCACCAAATCCACCAAATAAACCAAAAGGTTTAGATGTTAAAGATTTACCTTCTGAGTGCCTTGTAACTCTTTCTTCCATTTCATCAATGTAGTTATCAAAACCCATCTCATTGCCTTTATACTTAACACTAACATCACCATCTTTTTTAGGGTCTAATACCATATCACCTTTAGGGTCATAATCAACACCAGCCAAAACACTATGTTTCTTAATAGCCAATTTTAATATCTGAGCCTTGAATTGTATTATTAGCCTTTGTATATCCTTCAGGGTCTTTTTGTGCCCATTCAGCAAAAGAAGAATATCCACCAAACTCTCCAGCAGAACCTGTTGTGGCTCTTGCAGTAGATGTGGATGGTGCAGAAACATTAGTAACCTTAGTTACATATTTCTCTAATTTATCTAAACTCAAACCTTCTGCAATAGATTTATCATCATCTTCAGTTAGTTTACTCATTAATGATTCTCTTTTATTTGTTTGATAAGTATTCCATTGCTCTGCTTGTTTTTTGAAATCATTTCTTTCATTAGTCATTAGATCAAGTGCTTCTTTTAGCTTGCCATCTTCTACAAGTTTTGCTTCAGCCTTTGATTTGTTTTCTGAGTTCATTTTGTCAATCTGAGCCTGTAATTTACCTATCTGAGATAGAGCATCATTCTTAGCATTATTAACTTCTGCAAATCTATCATAAGGAACATTTTTTGTATCAGCTTGTGTGCTGTTGTTATTATCCTGAGTATCTTCAGTTGTTTGAGTCACATTATTTTCTTCTGACATTTTTTACCTCTGTTTGTTGAGTATTAGTTGAAAATTCTTATTTGTAATATA